GATCAAGCAGTCTGGTGATCGCAGCGTTTCCGGCACCACCTGCCCCCACCTCATGAAGGCAGTGTACAGGTGGGGACAGAAATAGCCCTTTAAAAACAACGCTGTACCCACCGTACACCACGTACACCACCTTTTTCGAAGCCTTGTGCGCGCGTGCGCTCGCGTGCGTGCGCGATCCCCTCCCCCCTTATTTCTATATACACCACTATAGAAGGTAGTGTACGTAGTGTACGGTGGGTACAACGTTGATAACAAAAGAAAATTTTGTGTCCCCACCTGTACACCACTAGTACACCACCTCAGAACGGCCCATCTTCGCCGTCATCATCGACAACCTGTTGATCTTGTTCGTAATTGAACACCCAGAACCAATTTTTCTTCCCATCTGCTCGCCGCTGCAGACGTCTCCCACCCGCCTGAATGAGGGCCTTGGCGAAGCGCATCTGGTCGGATTTCGTCGTCTTGGATTTCTCCATTACGATGGCTTTTTCCATCAAAAATGACATGCTGGCGACGTATTCCCTGTCCATCGCGTGCGTCCTGACCCAGTCCCGGATGTTGGTCACCCACGTATCTTCGCCGACCGTGCGCTCCTCCTGCTGGGCCAGCATCATCTCGTCATTGAACTTGAACCACCACGGCTCGCCGTTCTGGTAGGCGACCATTGCCTCAGCATAGACCTGCGGCAGCATCTCCTTGGCCAGCTTCAGGTCGATCTCCCGGTCGCCGCAATTGATCGGCCAGAAACGACGATTGCCGGTCTCATCCTTCAGGTAATGCTTCTCGTTGGTTGATCCGAAGAACACGCATTGTCGGTAGAAGATGTGCGGGTTCCGGCCAAATTTTGACCTGTGTTCATCGACCGAGATCGACATGAAGGCCTTCGTCTCCTCAGCTTCCTTTCCGCGCATCTGCACCAGTTCCGGCAGTTCCACGATCAGCTTGCCCTTGATGTGATCCTTGGTGTCCACATCGCTGAGATTGTGCGGCATCTTGTTGGAATACCACTTGTCCTTCATCGCCATCGCCTCCAGCAGGGACGACTTGAGGACGCCCTGAGCGCCCTCAAGGATCGGTGCGGTCTCCATCTTGCAGCCCGGCTTGAATACCCGCGCCACCAGCCCGATGAAGATCCTCCGCGACACCTGCCTGACATAGTCGTGCTGTGGGCTTGCCTGATCGATGTTGCAGACCTTGACGAAGAAATCGTCCAGCCGCTCGACACCGTCCCACGGATCGAGGCCACCGAAGAACTCAGCCGCCGACGACCGAGCATTCTCGTAGGCCATGTGGGAGACGGCATCGAACAGCAGGCCCTTCTCCACCTTGACCAGCCACCGGCCCATGTAAACCTGCAGTGCCAGCGTATCCCTGTCCATCCACGGAACCGGCAGTTCCTCGTCCACGGGATTGGTCCCGGGCACCTTCCTGTTGCGCATAATACGGCTGGAAAATGTGTCGAAATAAATCAGCCCCTCAAGCTCGTCCCAGCCCTTCAGGGCTGTGATGACGGTCCTGATGTAGACCGGGTCTCTCGACACCTCTCGGCCATCCAGACTTTCCTTCTCTGGCTTCTTTCGTTTCTTACTTTCCTTCCGAGCCTTCACGACCACGTCCAGAGGAATGATATTGTCTGTTGTTTCGGTCGGGATCTCGTCGTCAGACATTGGGAATTGCCTTCTTCAGGAGGTCTGCATAATCGGTTCCGGGCACGGGAGGATGGCGCGTGACGACCTCGCAGTGAGGCTCCCAGCGTTCCTCGACCCGTGCCGCAGCCTCGATCCCGGCGCAGATCCCCTTCTTGTCAGGCATATCGTTGTCGGCAAAGATTGTCAGGTGATCGACGCCCTGTATCACTGGCAGCGCAGTCAGGAACGGCGCACCCAGCGTGGCCCAGATCGGCGCGCCGCCGTTATAGCCAAGCTGGTTGACCGCCAGTGCAGTTTCGAAGCCCTCGGCCACACACAGGTGACTGGCTGGCGGTGCCATCATCACGGCACCCGTCTCCCGCACGATACCGAAAGTCCGCTTCAAGCTGGTGCCGTCAAGCTTGTAATTTCCGGCATGGCTGTTGAGTGCAATGGCCTGAACGGCGCAGATCTTGGTTGGATTTTCGAACCGGGTAAGAGGGATTATCACCGCTGGAAGCTTGTCGTCCACGCCACCGAAAGAGAACTTCTCGATGAACCGTATTCGTCTCCAGACCGGCTCTGGCACGACCAGTCCGCGACCAGCAAAATAGGCCTCGGCGAGGGTTCCAAGCCCGGGCTCCGCCCGGTCCCAGAGTGTCAATGCCCACTCGATCCGGCGCGTCTCCTCGGCCACCCGCTGGGCCTCGCGCTGGGCCCGGATCTTGGCCATTTCCTCCCGGCTGACTTCGCGCTGGCAGCCATCTTTCCAGATCGTTCCCTGAAGGCCGCAGTGGATGCAATTGAAGGTGATCGCCTTGTCGTTGAGACGCCAGACGCGGAAAACCTTCTTCTTCTGGTTGGATCTTTTTCGGTACGGAGAGCAGTCTGGACAGGTAGTATCGACAAAGGATCTGCCCTGTAAATTGGCCTCAATGGACCCAAAATCGAGTAAATTTGGCTTATACACTTGATTAGATTGCAAGTATTGCGTAGTATGGTTCAACATCAGTTAACCCTCTTGTTGGTTGGTGTTGTGCCAAGCAATTGCCGTCGCTTGGTCTGCTGGCTCTGGTGAGAGCAAATTTTTCAAGCCGTCAGATGTCCAGTCTGGCGGCTTTCTCTTTGTGACGGGACGCCCATCATGCGCCCGTCACCGATCCGTCACAAGGATTTTCGGCTGACCTCCCGATCACATTTCATGGCTTGACAATCTCATAACATATTACGTAATGTCAATGTGTAGAGATAGAGAAAGAGGGCCATATGTCCATCATGGATAGTATTGGCCGACCCATGCCCGGGCCGGTCATCGTTACACTCACAGGCGATGCTGGTCGCGGAAAGACCTCGCTGGCCGCCACCTTCCCCAAGCCAATCTTCAGCCGTTTCGAAGACGGCATGCAGTCGATCCCGGTGGCCAACCGACCCGACGCCTTCCCGATCATCGCCGAGACCGGCGACATCTTCGATCAGGCAATGGCACTGCTCACCGAGGAGCACGACTACAAGACGTGGGTGATCGACAGCGTCTCGGCTGCCGACCGCTTCTTCGCCGACCAGATCCTCTCCAAGGACGGTAAAGCCCGAAACCTGCAGCAAGCCTGCGGAGGTTATGGGGCTGGTTTCGACGTGCTGGCCTCCTACCACGCCCGCATCCGCAAGGCCGCCGGTGTGCTCGCCGCCAAACGCGGCATGAACACCGTCTTCATCTCCCACGCCGACACGATCAGGATCGATCCGCCGAATGAAGAGCCGTACATGTCGTACAGCCTGCGGCTCAACAAGAAGTCCATTCCCCACTATCTCGATGATGTCGATCTGGTTGGTTTCATCAAGCTGGAAACCATGATCATCGGCGACGAGGGCGAGCGAAAGAAGGCGATCACCGACGGCACCCGCGTGCTGATCACCTACGCCACCGCCGAGAACGTTTCCAAGAACCGCTACGGCATCAATGAGATCCTCTACGTCAAGCTGGGCGAAAACCCGCTCCTGCCGTACATCCCCCAGCTTTCGCCACCAGTTGAGAAGCAGAGAAAGAAGGAAACAGCGTGATGAGCTACTATATCGATGACGATGGCAATGCCATCGAAGCAAAGGAAAAGGCCGAAATCGGGTCCGGCAATTTCGAACCCCTCCCCGCAGGACTGATCGCCGTCGCGGTGGTCAAGGAGGCCGGTTGGCAGGAGCACACCAACGGTGCCAACTTCATCAACGTGATGTGGCAGGTCGGCCACCCGGAAGAGTTCAAGAACCGCGTCGTCGGACAGAAGCTGTGGGTCGAGGACTTCGATCCCAACACCTACGACGAGGCCAACATGAGCCGGTCGAACGACGAGGCTCTGGAGAAGGCCAAGAAGAAGCGCATCAAGGCCAAGGCCACGCTGCTGACCATCGACCTGCACAGCGGCGGCAAGCTAAAGAAGAAGGGCACCCAGCCGACCAATGCCGACCTGCAGTCTCTGGTCAACAAGACCATGAACATCACCGTCCAGCAGTACCGCTTCAAGGACCAGACGACCGGCGAGATGGTGGTCGGAAACTGGGTCGGCGAGGTCGGCCCGCGTGACGACCAGATCGTCAAGGATCAGGTGCTGCCGACCCAGCCCAAGAAGCTCGACCCGACTGAACGCAGGCGCGTGATGAGTGATGACATTCCCTTCTGATTAACGTATGCATGATATGGCGAAAAGGTTAACGCCGCTCTAGCCCCAAGTTAACCTTCTCGCCAGAATGGTGATGGCGGTGGCCCCCGAAGTTGCCGTCATCACTTTTCCCTATTCATAAAAACATACAGGAAACAGGCACATGGACGAACATCTTTCTCCAGAACGCAAGGGCAGGATTACTGCCTCCGCCGCCGCCGCGATCCTCGGCATCGACCCGTTCCGCACGCCGGAAGACGTCATGCGGATGATGGTGCGCCAGTATTTCGGTGCCGAAAGCGAGTGGATCGACAACCCGCCCAAGGCATGGGGCAAGGCCAACGAAGAAGGGGCGATGATCGACTATACAGCTGAAACGGGCCGGACGATCTTCAAGGGCCGCTTCGTCATCCACTCAAACAACTGGCTGGGTGCGACCCCTGACGGCGCGGTCGGCAATGACGGCATCATCGAGGTCAAGTGCCCTTACGGCCTGCGCAAGGAGCCTTTCCCCGTGCCGTTCAAGTCGGTCGGCGAGCAGCCCAACTACTACGCCCAGATGCAGATCGAGATGTACTGCAGCGGCGCGCAGTGGTGCGATTTCTGGCAGTGGGCACCAAACGGCCACCGGCTGGAAAAGGTCGAGCGCAACGAGGTCTACCTGAAGATGATCATCCCGGAACTGCAGAACTTTTACCTGCGGTTTCTGGATTGCGTTTCCAACCCGGATCTGTCTGCGCCGCACCTCGCCGATCTCAGGCCGCTGATCGATGACGAGGATGTCGTCGGCATGGTTCAGAGATACCGCTCTCTGGTCACGCAGGAAGCCGAGATCAAGGCCAACAAGGAAAACCTGCTGAAGAACATCGTCGCCGCGACCGGCGAGAAGAACTGCGTCATCGCCGGTTCCAAGCTGACCCTTGTCGAGCGGGTCGGCGCGGTCAGCTACGCCAAGATCGTCAAGGACTTCCTGCCAAACCTCGATCTCAATCCGTACCGTGGTCTGCCTTCTCACTATTGGACGCTGAAATGACGCAATCCCGTAAAACGACAACCTTGTCTGGAGATGTCATCCACACCACGGAACTTGCCATCCTGTTCAGAAATGAAGACGAAGAAGAATTTTGGGTTCCGCGAAGCTGCTGCCTTGATGGCGATGAAGTTGAAAAAGGCGACACCGATATTGTTGTGGATGACTGGTGGCTCGAAAAGGAAGGGCGGCTAGAATGACGCTCCGGGCCTACCAGCAGGCGGCCCACGACGCGGTGATGGATTGGATCAAGTCCACCACCTACCCCTGCGTCGTGGACGCCGCCACGGGGTCAGGCAAGAGCCACCTGATCGCGGCGCTGGCGAAAACCGTCAACAAGGCCAGCGGCAAGCGCATCCTTGCCATCGCGCCATCGGCGGAACTGGTGCTGCAGAACCACGAGAAGTATCTGGCGACCGGCAACCCGGCGTCGATCTTCTCGGCGTCGGCGGGCCAGAAGTCGCTGCGCTATCCGGTGGTTTTCGGCACGCCCGGGACGATCAAGAACAAGATCGAGCACTTCGGCGGCGAGTTTGCCGTCATCATCCTTGACGAGTGCCACGGCATCACGCCGACCATCATCGGCATCATTGACGAGATCCGCAAGAAGAACCCCAACGTCCGGGTCGTCGGCATGACCGCCACGCCATACCGGATGCTGACCGGCTACATCTTTCGTCAGTTTCCCGGCGGTGCGCCGGTGCCTGAGCACCGCACCAAGGAGCCCTATTTCGAGAAATGCGTCCACCGCATCACCGCCCGCGAACTGATCGATGATGGATACCTGACCAAGCCGGTGATCGGCCAGACCAAGGCCGACAGCTACCAGACGCTGGCGCTGCAGTTGAACCGCATGGGCCAGTTCGACGCCGCCGAGATCGACGCTGCCTTCGTCGGGCAGGACCGCAAGACGTCAAGGATCATCGCCGACGTCGTCGGACAGGCGCACGACCGCGAGGGGGTGATGATCTTCGCCGCCACCGTCGAGCACGCCCACGAGTGCCTCGCCAGCCTGCCGCCGGGCCTGTCGGACATCGTCACCGGCGACACGCCGCGCAAGAGGCGTCTCGACATCCTGAGACGGTTCAAGTCCCGCCAGATCAAGTACATCGTCAACGTGTCGGTCCTGACCACGGGTTTCGACGCGCCGCACGTCGATCTGATCGCCATCCTGCGCGCCACCGAGAGCGCTGGCCTGCTGCAGCAGATCATCGGTCGCGGCCTGCGGATCTCGCCCGGCAAGGACGACTGTCTGGTGCTGGATTACGCCGAGAACCTCGACCGGCACTTCCCGGACGGGAGAGATATTTTCGACCCGAAGATCGAGGTCGGGCCGCCGATTGCGGAGCCGATGCTGATCTGCGAGTGCCCGACCTGCGGCAAGCAGAACGAGTTCCGGGCGCGGCCCAACCCGGCTGGTTTCGAGATCGACATGGAGGGCTATTTCACCGATCTGGACGGCTACCGCATTCCGGTCGATCCCGACGACGAGGACAGCGGTGCCATGCCTGCCCACTACGGCAGGAGATGCCAGACGCGCCACATCAAGAAGCTCGACGCCTACCGCTGCGACTACCGCTGGACGTCGAAGGATTGCCCGCACTGCGGTGCCGAGAACGACATCGCGGCGCGACGGTGCGAAGAGTGCAAGGGCGAGATTGTCGATCCCAACACCAAGCTCAGGCTGGCCTACCGGGCCTTCAAGAAAGATCCGACCCGGACCCAGTGCGACGAGGTGACCGGCTGGCTGGTGCGCGAGCATGTATCCAAGTCCGGCAACGACGTCTACCGGATCGACGTCACCACACCTTACAGGTCGTTTGCCTTCTGGATCATGAAGCGACCGGCGAACGGCTATCAGGCGGCTGCCCTGCAAAGGTTCCTGTTGCTGCATGGTGAAAAGCCAGACACGATCACCTACTACCGGAACAAGGACAACGACTTCTACAACGTCACCGCATACAACAGGCCAGCAGATGAAGATCCCGGCGGAAATCCGACTTTTTGGCAATCCTGACTTCCGTGGCAAGTGCCCGATGGAGCAGGCGGAGCAGGTGACGTTCTTCAATCGCATCCGCCGCCAATGGCCGGACACATGGGGCCTGATCGCGGTCCACCCGCGAAACGAAGGAGCCCGCACCATGCATCAGGCGTCCCGCGAGCGGTCCGAGGGCATGACGACGGGCGCGTCCGACATCATCATCCCGGGAGCGCCCAGTTTCGTCTGTGAACTGAAGCGCAGGAACCCGACGCTGTCCTCGCTCAAGAAGGAGCAGGAGGCGTTCCTGCTGGCCGCCCACCGGGCTGGCGCATTTGTCTGCATCGCGCTCGGCGTCGATGCCGCAATGGAGGCCTTTCATGCGTATCTGGAAGATCATGGAACACGTCATGGCGGGAAGGATGGAGTTGGATGACCAAGACCCGTCGATCCGCTCGGCACTGACCCTGCCGGTCTATCACGAAGCCGTAAAGGTCTTGGCACACCCGACGAAAGAAGGTAGGAGATTGGCTCTCGAAAGCCTGCCGGTGAAGATCCGTCCGCACGTCGAGGCCCGCGCCATCGAACTATACAATTACAGAAAGTCACGGCGATGAAATTCCTCATTACGATGAACATGCCGTCCAGTTCTGGCCGCGACGTCCACTCGATTATTGGCGAATACCCTGCAGCAGACGTCGGCGAGTTCATGGACGTGCTGGAAGGCAACGGCTTCATCATCGTGGAGGAGTATTTCATCGAGAAGCACAATGGGCCGGGCGCGCAGCAGTCGGTCAAGTCGAACGGCGACATAGCCATCAACTTCTTGCATGTCGGCAAGGTGAAGCTTTACGAAGATGCACAGCTTTCCTGACATTTAGCGCTTGACACCCGGGTCATATGGCCCTATCATCCGGGCATACACAAACACACAGGAGCCACGCGATGTCTGTGCGATACAAGGGTTACCACATCTACTACGACCCCAAGCCGATCCCCGGCAAGGTTCACTATTCGTGGGTCCACGACGACTATGACGGCGAGGATGACCCGCGCTGCGGCTATGCCGCCGACGTCGCCGACGCCAAGGCCCAGATCGATGAGCAGGTCGCGGAGGGCTCGGAATGACCCTCTACCACGCTGAGCAGTTCATCCACATCGTCGCCAGCGAGTGCGAGACGACGCTTGAGCTTCGTCTGGTGGCTGATTTTACCATTTCGCGCCAGTACCGGGCCGCCAATGACGACCCCGGCCAGACCATCCAGTCGCGGCCCGGCGAGGTCGCACTGCGGCTCTACGGCGACAACATCGAGATCGAGATGCAGCGGGTTGTCAGTGACGCCTTTCTAAACAACAAGGATTTCCTCGACTGGCTCGCCGAGGAAGCGCTCGAGATCGAACAGGAGAAACACGCATGACCATTCCTTCGCTGCCGTGGCACCTTCGCTTTAACGGTCACTTCCATGACATCGGTATTGGGCCGGGGCACTATTCCCCCGCCTTCATTGCCATCCACCAGAACGAGCATATCGGCGTCCATGCGACCGAGGCGAGGCAGATCGCCGAATACGTCACCGAGGCCGTCAACAATTATAGCGAACTCAAGGCCGAGGTCGAGCGCCTGCGCATTCAGGTCGATGTAGAGAGGAGAAAACATGCAAAACAGGTCTGAATGCCACGAATGCGGCTATTTCATATGGGGCGAGTGCGACGGGGTCAACTGTACCCGCGACTGCTCTGCCAAGATGTACATGCCGCCTGAGCGGAAGCGGGACACGCTGTTCTCGATGATCTTCATGCCTCTGGCGCTGTTCCTGATCTTCCTGACGGTGCTGGCATGGTCATAAGCGTCGAGAAGCTGATGGACTATGCTGAGATCGCCCAAAGGGACGCCAAGGAATGGCTGGCCTTCGCCGACGAGCGACCGCAGGACAAGGATCGTTACCTGAAGCTGGCAGCCAACCGGCTGTCTGACGCCGCATTCTACATCCGCCAGATCGAGTACAAACGAGCAAAATCAATCACTTGATTGGTTCTGGGGTCGCTGGTTTCATCGGCAACCCCATTTTTTCATAAAGTAATAAATTAGCAACCTCTAAGAAACAAAATTGAAATTTTCAAAAAAATCACATTGCCTATTGCTTATAATTCATTCCGTACGTATGTTATCCGGGTTGCCGCCACGGCGATTATAAAAACAGGAAACATACAATGACAACCAATCAAGACACTCGCGTTATCAAAGAACTTGAAAAGTTCGGTCTCAAGTGGACGCTCGAGCCCAACTACGACATCCGCACCCTGTCGGTGGACAGGCGCGTTCAGGTCCGCGAACAGAAGCACTACGCCTCCAAGGTGAATGTCGCCCAGTTTGCCGCCCAGATGAAGTATGCCCAGCACCCTCTGCCATCCATCGTCGTATCGGCAGATGCCTACATCATCGACGGCAACACCCGCATCGGAGCCTTCAGCGAACTTGATCGCTTCCTCGTCCCGGCCATCGTCGTGGACGTCAACTACAAGACCGCGACCCCGAAAGAGCAGTCGAATATCCGGGCTCTGGCCGCGACCTTCAACCAGTTCGGCGGCGTTCGCCTGACGCCGAAGGAAATCCGCGTCATCACCGCAGAACTCATCGGTTCCGGCTGGGACGCGAAGCGCATCGGCGAAGCTGTCGGATCGTCTACCAGTATCGTCAACAGGGTCAGGCGGGAAATCAACGCCAACAAGCGGATCAAGGACGTCGGCGTCGATGTTTCCGGCTCCCGCCTCCAAGGCGTGTCCATGCATGCACTCGGATCTCCCAGTGCGATTGGACTGAACATCCAGCCATACAAGAAGCTGTGCGAACTGGCTATCGACGCTGGCCTGAAATCCAAGGAAATCAACGATGCGGTCAGGGAAATCAAGGCAGCCGGTGCTGATGTCGATGCCCTTAAGAAACTGGAAAATCTTCGCATCGAAAATGCCCAGCGCATTCAGGACAAGGCCGTCACCGGAAATGGCTTTCCGCCCCCGTCACGCTCGTTCCGCCAGCTTCTCACCCCGCTTCTGAAGAAGCAGGACAACGAGACCGACCTCATCGAGAGGAACCCGGATCTGGTGGAAGACTACGTCAGCGCCATGCAGGAGATGGCGATCTTCCTGAACCGCCTCGTGGAACAGCAGAAAGAGGCGGCGTAATCCATGCTGAAACAACTCAACTATGCGCTCGACCTCGTGAGCCCGGCGCGATTTGTCGTCACAGAACTCGAGGGGGCCGCTGGCGCGGCCCTCTCGGCCAAGGATCTGGCACGAAAGTACAATCACGGCCTTGGGGCCGACCTGTACCGTGTCAGGGAAAACGAAAACATGCTTGGAGACTTTGACGCCAGCGTGTGGATCTTGGTCCGTGCCGCACAGGAAATCAAAGGCGTCTCGGTAAAGGACGAAGACCTGATCAGCCTCGACAGCGGCATGTCCATCGACAAGCTCAGGTTTCGTGGCGACAGGATCGCCCCGATCATCGACGTCCACAAGCAATTGCGCGACCCGTTCGACCCAAACAGCGGCGTCTTTGCCAACAATATCCGCAAGTTCGTCAAGACGGACAATGTCGAACTTCGCCAGAGCATGGAGCAGTTCGGCTGGCTGGAAGAGTTTCCGGCCATCCGCGACGAGCGCGGCGTTGTCCTCGTCGGCCACAGGCGCATCGCGGTTGCCAAGGAACTGGGCATCGAGCCGGTCATCAAGGACGTCAGGCTCGGCTTCAACGACGCGGCAGACGCCAAGCGCTTCGGTCTGGCGATTGCCTCCAACATCGGTGCCAAGGCGTTCAGCGCCGACGACCGCAAGCGGATTGCCGAATATCTCTACTCGGAGCACGAGTGGACAATGGAAAAGATCGGCAAGGCACTGAGCGTCAGTAAAATGACAATCAGTAAAGACTTGGAGAGTTGTAAACCGACTTTACAACCTCCCCGCCCCAAAGGTGGTCGTCCCAAGAAGGTCCGTGATGTCAAGGCTGACAATCCAAACAGGGAACGCGACAAGTCGATTTTCGAGATGCACGACAATGGTACCGCGATCAAGGAAATAGCAGCCGAGATCGGCACCCACAAAAGAAACGTCACGAGGATCGTCAAGGAAGAAAAGCTCTGGCACGAAGGCTACGATAAAGGCAGGCAGGAGGCCATGCAGGAGAGGTGCCGCTGCCCCAACTGCGGCCACAGCTTCGACCAGTGATCACTTCATCTGGACAGTGCAGCGGTCGATCAGGTTGACCTGCCGCTGGTGCATCTCGACACGCTCGGCGCTCATGAACAGGTAGATATAGGTGCTGAACATGGCCGCCACGATGAGGGCGGCCATGCAGCTTGGGCTCTCTCTCATGGCGCTGGCAATCGAGGAGAAGACGCCCGGTATTGTCATCCGTAAATACCCAGAAGATGAACCTTGCCGGGCCCCATGATGGCTGAGCCGGGGCTCAGGATGCCGATCCTGACTTGGGACGACGATCCGCTGATGTTGGTGACAAAACCGTTGCAGTAGGTCGCCGTCCCGGGGCTTTGGCCAGTCACGGAAAATCCCACGCCAGATGGGATATGAACGATGACCATGCCGGAAACTTCCGCGTTTGAACTCACGGCATTGGAAATAGTGCTGGAAAGACTTCCCGCTCCAACTCCGAATGTTCTGTCGCTTCCGGCATTGTGATTGACATTTTCCAGCACAAAAACAAAGAATTTGTAAGGGCTCGGGCTGTGGTCGATGGTGTTAAAGACAAAGTTTGCAGTTCCCGGGTTAACGATGGTCTCGATTTCCTTGAGGCCAATGTTGGCCCAGATCGGGTTGGCGGTGTCGCTCATCGACTTGAGGAACTGACCGGCAATGCCGAAGTCCACCGGCGTGTCGCCGAGACCGAATGCACCCTTGGAATTGATCAGGAAGCGGTTCAGTTCGTCGGTGGCAAAGGCAATGCCCTTGTCGGTATCCGGGTCGTAGAAATAGATCCCTGTGCCCTTGGTGGCGGTGTCCGACTTGATCACCGGATCGGTCTTGCTGCCGTCTTTTAGCTCTATTCTGGGAACCTTGAGATCAGTGCCGTCGAAGGTGAAATCGACGTCGCCGTCAGGATTTCCGGCCTTGTTGTAGATCACCTGCCCGGGCACGCCGTAGACGTCAGCCAGACGGATATTGGGTGTCGATGTTCCATTGCTGCCGACTGTTCGTGTTTGCCCGACAGGCACTTCGACTGTCTGGCCGCCGACAGGATCTCCGCCAATACTGAACGTCCAGTCACCACCTGATGTCGTGCAGTCGTTCCTGATGATCCAGAAGCCGCCCATGCCACCCGGGATCTTGTATGTCGTGTTGGCCGTGAGAACGCCGGTAAAGTGAATGATGGCATTCTGGCATTCATCTGCTGTCAGGGTGGCACCCGGCGTGACGGCGGCAACGTTCAACGTCGTACCCAGAGACTTGTCGATAATGGTAAAGTTGCTGTTGAGCGGCGTGTC